ACAAGTTCACTCCAGGACTCGGGTTCTACGGTTATGGCTTAATCCACTTGTTGGGCAATTTGTCGCGCACGGCTACCAGTACCCTGCGCCAGTTAGTAGACGCCGGTACCTTGGCTAACATGCCTAGTGGGTTCAAGGCGCGTGGTTTGCGCATCGCCGACGACGACAATCCCCTCCAGCCAGGAGAGTTTAGGGATGTGGACGTTCCCGGAGGTGACCTCCGCGCCAGTATTATTCCCCTGCCGTACAAAGAGCCAAGTGCCACGCTTTTCCAGTTGATGGGTTTTGTGGTCGAGGCCGCTCAACGGTTTATAGGCACTACCGACATGGGCGTAGGCCAAGGCAACCAAGAGATGCCCGTTGGCACAACCATTGCTTTGCTAGAGCGTGGGGCACGGATAGTCAGCGCCGTACACAAGCGCCTACATAGCAGCCTCAAGCAGGAGTTAAAAATGCTTGCGGCGTTATTTGCCCAAGACCCCCAACCTTACCCTTACGAGGTAGGTGTGGAGGCGATGATCAAGACGGAAGATTTTGACGCACGGGTGGATATCATCCCCGTCAGCGATCCCAACATCTTTAGCATGTCGCAACGAGTAGTTTTGGCCCAAGAGCAGTTGAAATTGGCGCAAGCAGCACCCGAACTCCACAACTTACGCGAGGCCTACAGCCGAGTTTACACTGCCCTAGGTGTGCAGAACGTTGACCAAATACTCAAGCCCGAGCCGCAGCAGCAGCCTAAAGACCCCGCCACCGAGAACCAAGAGGCAAGTGCCGCTGCCGGTGGACAGGGTAAATTACAGGCATTCCCGCAGCAGGATCACCAAGCGCATATTGCGGTACACTTGGCGTACATGAACTCCCGCGTGGCGCAGATGCAGCCGCCGGTCCTCATGACTTTGGAAAAGCACATCTACGAGCACCTTGGTTTGCAGGCCCGCGTGATACACGACCAACAGATGGCCCAGAATCCGCAAGCGCAACAGTTGCCACCCGAGCAGCATGAAGATATGGTTGCCCAAATACAAGGCCAATTGATTGCCCAGTTCCAGCAGCAGAATCCGGCATCGCAACAGGGTGACGAAGATCCGTTGGTGGCAATCAAAAAGCAGGAGCTGGACCTCCGTGCGCAAGACCAAGCAGCAGACCAACAAATCGATCAAGAAAAGTTGCGTTTAGACGAACAACGCCAAGCCCAGAACATCGCGTTGGGCAGAGAGCGTATACAATCCAGCGAAGAAATCGCCGCTATGCGTATGCAGCAGTCTGCGCAACGGCAAGCCAACCCGCCAACCTTTGGAGGCAGAAATGAAAGACGATAAGATGAAAGGCATGGAAATTGAGATCACGTTTTCTAAACCAGAAAAGCGTAAGAAAATGGCCGACGGGGGCACCGCTGTCACTAACAATGCTACTCTAGATGCCACAAGCGACCAAGCTACTAACAGTAAAGTTTGCCGTGGTGGAGGCGCAGCCTTGCGTGGTACTAAGTTTGCAGGGGTGTTCTAACCGTGGCTTTGAAAAAAGGTTCTTCTAAAAGCACTATTAGTAGAAATATTTCTACTGAGATGCAAGCGGGTAAACCACAGAACCAAGCCATCGCTATTGCGTTGAGCAAAGCAGGCAAAACACGCACTAAGCGTAAACCAACTAGGAGTTGACCCATGACCAAGCTATTAGACAAGATAGGCAGCAAGGTGTGGAGTAAGATTCAATTTGCGACCACGGTGCAGATTGGTTTTTGTACGGTATTCCTTACTTTAGTCTTTATTGGACTGTTGTTGACTTAAAGTTACAGGGGGCACAAAAATGAACTTAGGCAAGCTGAAAGGACTGATTGGGGCGGTAGCGCCTTCGTTGGGTGCTGCGATGGGGGGACCTATCGGCGGGGTAGCCAGTAAAGTCATTGCTGAAGTTTTAGGCTGTGCGCCCGAGCCAAAAGCCATAGACAAAGCGATGCGCGAGGCCGGACCCGAAGAGTTAGTCCGCATTCGTGAGGCTGAGCTCAAGTTCGAAGCCAAAATGAAAGAGATGGAAGTCGACATTTTTGAGTTAGAAACCAAAGATAAACAAGACGCCCGAACGCATTTTGCAACCGACTGGACAGCTAGGCTTATTGGTATAGTCATGGTGGGTTTTTTCTGTAGTTATATCGCCATGATTACTATTATGCCGCCAGAGCAAAACTCCATGGAGTTAATCAACCTCGTTTTAGGTTATATGGGTGGTTTGGTGAGCGCCATTATTTCTTTTTATTTTGGGGCCAGTGCGAGTCCCAGTAAAAAGGAGGATGAGTGATGCCTAACCAAAACGTAGACCTCGCTGCTTTTTTGGGTAACAACCCTTATTATGCTAATGCGGTACCACAAATGACCGCCCAGACTGCTGCCCCCGTTACGCAAACCACTGTTCCTAACTTGGATAACTACGAGCCTCCTAGTTACCTGACCGACGGCCAGATCAATGCTATGGGTTATGGTGAACCTATAGACACACCCTCCGCACCGGTGCAGAAGGTGGACCTCGCTGCTTTTTTGGGTAACAACCCTGCGTACAACCAAACTCCCGCTGCCGCACAGCAACCGGCGACAGACCCCAGAGGGACGCGTAACCCAAAATATGATGGGATGATGTTCATGCCGGAAAATATACCAGAGGACCTGTATTTACCAGCTACCCCTGTCCCACCTAGTGTAACGCTAGGACCTCCCGGAATGAACTATGGGAACATGGGTGAGAAGTATTTTACTACCTCACCAATGGGGCCGGAACCTGTTTACAACAATCCTTATGTGGGTATTGCTTCTCTCTTGGGTCAGTAATTATGGATAAAATAGTAGAAGTCCTTCGTCGCCACGAGGGAGTACGTTCACACGCCTATAAGTGTTCTGCCGGATACACAACTATTGGAGTTGGGCGCAACATAGACCAAGATGGTGGGTTAGGTCTTTCCGACGACGAAGTAGACTACCTGCTCAGCAACGATATAGACAGGTGCATCAAAGAACTGGGTGCTTCTTTTGATTGGTTTAAGCAATTAGACGAAGTCCGCCGCGACGCCATGATCAACCTAGTGTTCAACTTAGGGATGCCCCGTTTAAAACAGTTTAAAAACGCGTTGGCTGCTATGGAAAACTGTGATTGGAATACCGCCGCCGATGAACTTTTAGATTCCCGTTGGGCAGCTCAAGTAGGCTCCCGCGCAACCGAAGTTTCAACCATGATCCGCACCGGAGAATATGTGTAATGTCCGACCTTTACATTTATGAAAAAATGTTGAAGAATGTGCGCCAACGACAAAACATGATTCAAGAAACCATTTGTTATGGTGTTGTTCCAGATTTTGTTGCCTTCAAGGAACTCCGAGGTCGTCTTGGGGAACTTGCCACAACTGAACAGGATCTTAAAGACCTGCTAAAAGAGGTATCAGATAACGATGAGTGAAATACTCGTACCATCACATATAGCTCGCGAACAAAAAACTCCTCCTCCTCCCCCAAAACATGTTGACAACGGCTTATTGTCCGAGGCTTATGTAGACGCGGATCAAGTTGTGTTAGACCCTAGCAAAATACCAGACAAGGCATTGGATCGGTTACCCACGCCTACTGGTTGGCGCATACTCATTTTACCTTACCAAGGTAAAAAGAAGTCCGACGGGGGTATTATCCTCACATCCGAAACCCAAGAAAAAGAGCGCGTAGCTACTGTTTGTGGTTATGTCTTAAAAGTTGGGCCTTTGGCATATAAGGATTCTGCTAAATTTGGTGACCAAGCCAAACCTTGGTGTAAGAAGGGTGACTGGATTATTTTTGGTCGTTATGCGGGTAGCCGTTTTAAAATAGAAGGTGGGGAAGTTCGCCTCCTCAACGATGACGAAGTCCTCGCTAGTATCAATAGCCCAGATGACATAATGCATCTGTAACATGGAGATCTACCATGCCTGAAGAAGTCCAAGATAAAGACCAGAAAGATGAAGAAGATATCGTTGTCACGGTGGAAGAAGATTCTAATGAAAATTCTAACGAAGATTCTAACGAAGAAGCTACCCAAGCCTCCGCTGAAGAAAGCTCTTCCGAAAAACCCACCAAAGAATCTGACGATGAGTTAGAGAACTATACCGAAGGTGTCCAAAAGCGTATTGGCAAACTAACAGCCAAGATGCGTGAAGCCGAGCGGCGTGAGCAAGCTGCTTTGGAATATGCGCAAGCTGTCCAAAAGCAGTTGGAAGAGGCTAACACCCGCTCTAAGTCGTTGGATACCTCTTATGTCAACGAGTTTGAAAATCGTGTCAAGACAGAGTCCGAGCTTTTAAGAGAAACACTTAAAAGAGCGATTGACCGTGGTGACATCGATGCCCAAATCGAAGCCCAACAACGCATTGCTACTTTAGCAGGACAGCAAGAGCGTCTTGCTTATGTAAAGCAAGAACAAGAGCGACGCAATGCACAGCCCGCTCCACAACAGCAGCCGTATCAACCACCACAAAAAGCAAAGCCCGATGCTCGTGCAGAAGATTGGGCAAGCCGTAATGAATGGTTTGGTAGCGACGAGCCTATGACCCTAACGGCTATGTACCTGCATAAGCAATTGACCGAGGTAGAGGGCTTTGATCCTACTTCCGACGATTACTATGCCGAAATAGATAACCGTATACGCGTAGAGTTCCCTCATAAGTTCCCAGCAGCTAAACCCAAAGCAATTGGAGGACCAAAAGTGGCCTCTGCCAGCCGAGGGGGTGGGAATGGTAATGGTCGTAGGGAAATCAAACTATCTCCGTCTCAAGTTGCAATTTCAAAAAAACTTGGTATAACTGAACAACAGTACGCGAAGCAACTGCTCCGCATGCAGAATCCGTGAGGAAGGTTAAATGACCGAAAGAAGCCCACGCACATCCCAAACTAGGGAAACATCCTCCAGAGCAAAGCCTTGGAGGCCACCGTCAACACTGGACGCACCACCCGCTCCGGAAGGTTTTGTTCATCGTTGGATCCGTGAGTCAATCATGGGTTATGACGATAAGAAGAACCTGTCCGCTCGCCTCCGCGAAGGCTTTGAGCTAGTTCGCGCCGATGAGTACCCAGATTTCGAAGCACCAACCGTCCAAGACGGTAAACACGCAGGTGTTATTGGTGTTGGAGGACTGGTACTTGCTAGATTCCCAATAGAGACACGTAAACAGCGCAATGATCATTTCCGTCAACAGACGAGAGATCAAATGACCGCCGTGGACAATGATCTCATGCGGGAGCAACATCCGTCCATGCCTATCATTAAACCTGAAAGGCAGTCTCGTGTAACTTTCGGTGGGAACAAAGGTTCCTCCGATTAAAATAGGATCTGAGCAATGGCTAATATAGATGCCGCATTTGGCCTTCGGCCTTACAAAATGCTCGGTGCAGGTGCAAACACCAACGGTGTTATGTCCTTCGATATCCAAACTACGGCGACAGCGGGTACCTCCAGTGTAATTTACGAAGGCACCCCCGTTATCCCCTTAGCAAATGGTATGATTGACATCGTAGGTGCCGCCTCTGGCGGAACTGTACCTCTACTGGGCGCGTTTATTGGTTGTCAGTACACTGACTTAAATGGCACTCCTACGTTCACTAATAAGTGGCCTGGAACTGCTGCTGTCAAGTCTGGTACGGCTGCAACTGCACTTATCGCAGCACACCCTGATCAGTTATTCTTGATTAACTGTGATGCTGCCGCAGCGGACTTAACTGTCCATGCAAATGCTAATTTCGCCACGGCGACTAGTGGTAATGCTACTACTGGTATGTCTACTGGTGAACTGGCTGTCTCAACGGTGAACACTACCAACACCTTAAACATGCGTATTGTCGGTTTTGCTGATCAGCCAAACAGTGACGATGCAACTGTCGCAGGTCGTTTGGCAATTGTTCAACTCAACAATCACTTCTACCGCTACGGTGCTAATGGCACTGGCGCAGGTGTATAAGGAGAATAGGAAATGGCGATTACTCGTTCCCAACTCCTAAAAGAACTTGAGCCAGGATTGAATGCCCTGTTCGGTATGGAGTACGATAGGTATGACAATGAGCATGCCGAAATCTTCGAGACTGAATCTTCAGACCGAGCGTTTGAAGAAGAAGTCATGTTAGCAGGCTTCGGCCAAGCACCTGTTAAGGGTGAAGGCGCAGCGGTATCTTACGATACAGCTAACGAAGCGTTTACTGCTCGCTATACTCACGAAACAATCGCGCTTGCGTTTGCGATCACTGAAGAAGCCGTTGAGGATAACCTCTACGACCGCCTCAGCTCTCGCTACACTCGTGCTTTGGCTCGTAGTATGGCTAACACTAAGCAAGTCAAAGCAGCTTCTATTTTGAACAATGCTTTTGACACTAACTTCACAATTGGTGACGGGGCTGCACTTTGCTCAACCGCGCACCCAACTGTGGGTGGTGGCGACTTCAGCAACACGCTTGCTACGCAAGCTGACCTCAACGAGACTTCGCTAGAGCAATCATTGATTGACATCGCAGCGTTTATCGACGAGCGTGGTCTGAAGATTGCACTGCAAGGCCGTAAGCTAATTATCCCTCCTGCGCTGCAATTCGTTGCTGAGCGTTTGATGGCTAGTAACTTGCGTCCAAGCACTGCTGATAACGACATCAACGCGATGCGTAACATGGGTATGTTGCCTGACGGGTATGTGGTCAACCACTTCCTAACAGACCCTGATGCGTTCTTCATCAAGACTGATGCGCCTAACGGCTTTAAGCATTTTGTCCGCTCTGCGATCAAAACTTCTATGGAAGGTGATTTTGAGACTGGCAACGTGCGTTACAAAGCTCGTGAGCGTTACAGCTTTGGTGTGTCGGACCCACGTTGTGTGTTCGGTTCCGAAGGTGCGTAATCGTTGCACGTGAAACGATAAAAATTGAGGGGGACACTTGTGTCCCCCTCTTTTTTTGCGTATAGTTTGACTCGTAGGGCATCACAAACAGCTTAACAGACAGGTCTATGCCCCCTGATTTTGCACTTACTGTTGAGCTAATCCTTGTGCAAGAGGTGTTTCACTATGGGTACTACTACCTTCTCTGGTCCTGTCAAAGCTGGGACAATCAAAGATACTACTGGTTCTACTGTTGGTACTAATGTTGCAAACGTCGGCTACGCTTTGATGGCGCAGTCTGCGGTTATCGACATTGCAGGTGCGACTAATGCAAACCAAGTGGTTGCTACTATTCCTGCTAACTCGCAAATTGTAGACGCTATCTTAAACGTAACCGCAGCGAACGATGACGGCACTGCCTCTACTGTTGCTGTAGGTACTTCTGCTGATGCAGATGCGTTTATCCCAGCGACAAGTGTTCAGGCTGTGGGAACTACTCGCGGTACATTGGATACAGAAGCAACTGATGTTGGAACCACCGACTTACAGGTTTTAGCAGACTTTACTGCAACTGATGGTGACGGCACTGCTGGTGTAGCAACAGTTACTATTCTTTATATCCAGAACAATAACCTTTCTTAATTAGGAGGTTGATATGGCTGGTTCTGATGTAAAAGCTAAACGGCTAACGAGCACTGGTTCTGCGGGAGTGGGTCCGGCTCGTATACGCC